ATACACCAGAAAGACTCTTCCGTTTCTTTCCGGTGATTACTTTTCAGATCATTCGGAAAAAGTTATTTACGAAGAAATTCATAAGTACATCACAAAGTATAACAACTTACCAACAGTTGAAGCACTCACAATCGAGATTGATGGACGTTCAAACTTATCTGGCGACCAACACAAGAAAGTCACAGGACTTTTAGATGAATTAAACGCCACAGAGTTTGATACAAGAGATGGCGCATGGCTTGTAGATGCAACAGAAAAATTCTGTCAAGAGAAAGCAATCTACAATGCGATCATGGAATCAATTCAGATTCTAGATGAAAGCGGTAAGAGCAAGAAAGAAAAAGGTGCGATCCCTAATATTCTATCTGATGCACTTGCAATTTCATTTGATAATCATGTTGGGCATGACTTTCTAGATGATGCAGAAAATCGATATGAGTTTTATCATAAAATTGAAAAGCGTATTCCGTTTGATCTAGACTATCTCAATCGAATCACAAAAGGCGGCTTGCCCGAAAAAACTTTGAACATTATTCTCGCCGGTACTGGTGTTGGTAAGTCTATGTTCATGTGTCATTGTGCCGCGGCTAATCTTACGATTGGTAAAAATGTATTGTACATCACACTTGAAATGGCTGAAGAAAGAATCGCTGAACGCATTGATGCGAATCTTTTGAATGTTGATGTAGACAAGTTGATTGCACTACCGAAAGAATCTTATCTTAAAAAGATTGAACGCCTGAAAGAAAAAACTCTTGGTCGTTTAATCATTAAAGAGTATCCAACGGCAAGCGCAAACGTAACTCACTTCAAGCATTTGCTTAATGAACTTAAACTGAAGCGACAGTTTGTTCCTGACATTATCTATATTGACTACTTGAATATTTGTGCATCATCTAGAATAAAACAAGGTGCTAATGTCAATTCATATTCGTTCATTAAAGCGATTGCAGAAGAATTGCGTGGACTTGCAGTTGAATCTAAAGTGCCTGTTATTTCAGCGACACAGACAACGCGAGGCGGTTACTCAAACTCTGATGTTGAACTAACAGATACAAGCGAATCGTTTGGTCTACCAGCGACAGCAGATTTTATGATTGCATTGATTGCTACTGATGAACTTACCGAACTAAATCAGATGATGGTTAAGCAATTGAAAAATCGCTATAATAATCCAGACACAAACAAACGATTCATGATTGGTGTTGATAAAGCAAAGATGAAGTTGTATGATGTGGAACAGACTGCACAAAATCATATACACGATAGCGGGCAAGTCCAACCAGATGAACCACTCTTTGATAAATCGGACTTCGGAAGAAGAGAAAAACAGCGTAGGTTTGAAGGATTCAAAGTATGAGATTTTTTAAGAGTTGAAAACATATAAATAGTAGAAGACTTTTTACAGGGGTAGACCATGGCGGCAACAGCAAATTTAGAACTAGTCAACACATTCAATGAGTGGCGAACTACAATCAACGAAGTAATTCTCAAGGTCAACAATCTTGAGAACGGCAACGCTGATCTTGTGATTGACACGATTGTTTCAAATACGACAAATACAATCGTATCTACAGCAAACAATACATTCAATGTAGCAAATGCCGCTTGGTTTACCGCAAATGCCGCTTATGTAACTGCTAACGCCGCATACGCACAAGCAAATACTGCAAACAATCTTACAAACTCAAATAACATATTTAAAACATCATATAGTGTAATCACAACAAAAGATGCATATAGTGCAACAGTTGCTTACAATTTAAACGATGGACGCATTTTTTATCAGACAAATTTAAGCGGCAATATTACAGCAAACTTTGTAGGCGTTAAGAGTGGTGCAAGTTTTGTTACTGATGCTAAAGTTGTAATTGAACAAGGCGCAACCCCTTATATTATCAATGCAGTACAAACTGATGGTACTGCAAGAACAATTAAATGGAAAAATAATACAGTTCCTTCTGGCAATGCAAATGCCGTAGATTCAATGACATTTACCATTATTAAAGACGCAAATAGCGTATTTACTGTTCTCGGTAGTCTAGATACTCACGGATAACTTGACAAGATCGTGGTAATCTGCTATACTAGATGTTCTAGTGTAGAGAGATTTGCCATGATTATTCACGCACACTTCAAAAAACCCAAAGCAAAGAAAAAGCCTGGCTGGCAAAAAGCGCAGGCTGAATATGATGCATGGCTCAAATCCCATGGCATTAGTAAGAACAAACCAAAGAAAAAAGAGTTTGTTCCTTACGCGCCTACGCCTGACATTCACCGCAGGCAAACACCGCACTATCCCTCACTCAATTCATTTGTAGGCTCTGCTACGAAAAAAGAATCGCCCAAGTACACAGGCGGTAATCTTTTGGGTATCGGAACACTACACAAATCGAATGCCATACCAATTTTTTCAAAAGAAGACGCAGAAGATCAAGCCAAAATGCGCCGGTGACATAAATAGTCTATCATAACGATAGGCTTTTTTATGCTTGGATTTAAAGATTACCTTATAGAACAAAAAAACACGCACATGGAACACGCGGAAGACGATGTTCTCAATGGCGGAGTTAAAGGCGCTAGAGATAGTATCAACGCACTCAGAGCGGTGCGTGATATGCTTGCCGGTCACTCAGAAAAGAAAGTATCCATCACAGTAAAATGGGATGGTGCACCTGCTATCTTTGCAGGTGAAGACCCTACAGACAAAAAATTCTTTGTCGCAAAGAAAGGTGTCTTCAATAAAAACCCAAAAGTCTATAAAACCAACGCTGAAATTGAAGCCGACACTTCAGGCGACCTTGCAGACAAACTCAAAGCATGTCTAGCAGAACTTCCAGCCCTTGGAATCAAAGGCGTCATTCAAGGCGACCTACTTTTCACGCAATCAGATTTAAAAACTGCCACAATTGATGGTGAAGAGTACCTGACTTTTCATCCGAACACACTCGTCTATGCAGTTCCAGCGCAAAGTGAACTTGCAAAAGAGATCAAATCCGCTAAAATTGGCATTGTGTGGCATACATTTTACGAAGGCGATTCATTTGAAACAATGAAAGCAGTCTTTGGTAAAGATATTTTATCTACACTCAATAAAACAAGCCGAGTTTGGTCTACAGATGTAGACTATAAAGACGTTTCTGGTAAGGCGACATTGACAAAAGACGAAACAGACAAGATTACAAAAATACTTTCTGACGCAGGCAAGATATTTTTCAAGACAGACGCAAAATTATTGAATCACATTAAAGATACAGACGAATTGCGCGAGAAAATTAAGACATTCAACAATACAAAAGTCAGAAACCAATTAAAAATTACAAATGTAAAGAGTCATGTCGCCGAACTTATTCAGTTTATGACAGCGTACTACGATAAAGAGATTGATTCTCGCAAATCTGCAAAGTCAAAAGCAGAATGGGAAGCAAAGAAGAAAGATGGATTGAAGTTTTTTAGTGCAAAGAACAAAGCACAACTCGAAAATATCTTCACGCTGATGAATTTGCTTGCCGAAGCGAAGTTGATTCTAGTTGGCAAACTAGATGAGGTGAAAACCCTTCAAACATTCTTATTGACAAAGGGTGGCTACGAAGTAACCGGTGTTGAGGGATATGTTGCGATTGATCACCTTTCAGGAAATGCAGTCAAACTTGTTGACAGATTGCGTTTCAGTTACGCAAACTTCTCTCCAGAGGTGATTAAAGGTTGGCAGAGATAATCTTCAAAGGCTACACTCCTACTTATAATAACAAGAAGAAAAAATAGGGTAATAATATGGCAAAACTGAATGAAGGTGATGTGATCGAAGGTATCTTTACGATTGCACTTAGCCTCTATCTTGCTTACGGATCAGTAGACAAGAAAAAACTGAATGAGATTCGTACCAAAGTTGATACGAAAATGTTCGGAACTGGAAGATTCAAGTATAAAGTTGTTGAAGGGCATATGCGCCAGAGAGCAAAGAATCCTCCAGACTTTTTCAATGTAAATTTTGAGATGAGACTAAAGCCTGAGTCGGTGCAAGGCGCATTTGATAAAGAATATGAAGTACTTTACAAATCATCAAAAGACGTTGGTAACATTGATAAGAAAATTGATCAGTTGATTAAGGCAATTGAAGGCGCAAGTTTTAGTCGCAGAGCAGGTGCCGCAGTTGATCATTTCTTAAATAACAATACTGGCGAAGTAGTTACATTCACAGTCATTGCAGATGGTATCGCAGGTGAATCTTCTGGCGGTGAAGTTAAAGGTGACGTTACGCTAGAAGTGTACGCCACAAAGAAGGGTGGCAATCAAAGAATCATTAGCGGCAGCCTGCCGTTCTCACTCAAATCAGAATCGGTCACAGTTGCAAACTTATCGCCATATCGCGGTATGCTTGATATTGCAAAAGCAATCGGCATTCAATGGGATGCTGAAGACAAGTATGTTCGATTATCAAAGCCTTTTGTCGGACCAGTTGAACAAGCCGCAAAGTTTGCCTTGATTGAAGAGATGTATAGTGATTTAAAAAGTAGAATGATAAAAGAATCTGTTAAAACTACATTCACAGATAGAGCATTAGACTTTTTAGCAAAAAGCATTTTCGGTTCAGACTTGGCTGATGTTATTGATGTACAATCGGGCACAGTCAAAGAGATTACAGTTGACTACTATAATCAACTACGCAAAAACGTCACGCTAATAGCACAATCGAACGGCAATAATTTAGTCTTTGCAGACAAAAAAACTGGCGTTGCAATCTTTCAGATACGCACTAAATTGCGTCCCCCACCAGCGAATGAAGCAAAATTTTACCTAGAAGTTGGTAAAGGCATCTATTCAAAGTAAAAATCTTATAAATAAGATGTAACGCAGTTAGGCTACGGCAAACCTGTAAGGGATAAGTCTAAGGAAAACTCC